GTTTACTAAAACTAATGTGTATGTGTTTTGTATGTGGGTTGATGCCTTTGTATCTGCGCCATTTATAGTTTAAGAGTTTAGAAGCGATGTGGTGCGAGAAGATGACGTATGATAAACGTTTATCGGTTTTCGCACAGATCCTGATTTGGTCAGCCAAATAAGCTGCGATCCCCTCTGACTGACCCAGGCTAGAATCAATATCAATGGCTCTGACCCACCCCTGCTCATCTGGATTATGATCTGATTTTCTGGTGGCATGGCGAGAATCGCCCACCCACCCATCACTGGCAGTACGCCTATCTGGAAACCACGTATCAATTTGATCTCTTAACTGCACACCAGCTGCGCATAGTTTAGGTTTCAATTTCAATCCAAGTTAGCGTTAGTTCATCCCAAGACCATAAGCCCTCGGCTGGCATTTGTGTTGGTGGCTGCCAATCAAAGTTTTTATCTAATAACCAAGAAGAATAAGGCTGTGCTTTAATGAAGACATCTGCATCTGAATTATATGCAAAACCAATACCTGCGTATTGCTTGCGTATATTATTATTATATGAAGTGCGTTTAATAGTATAACCTGTTGCTTGAGTATAAAAGGTTTCAGTGTCTAATCCGTTGATCAATTCTGTTTCATCAACACCAACAGTTACATTTACAACTATATTATTTTCATCTAACCAAGCGTAGTGTGCCATTACAACCAACTCACATTTCCAGATGTTGCTGCTGTAATAGTCGCTCGTTTATATCCACCACTTGCTGCACTTTCAGTACCTGTAACTCCTGCGCCAAATGAAATTGTACGAGTATCTGCGTAGCGCAAAATAACTACACCACTGCCACCTGCGCCACCTGCATAACCTGTTGCGCCATTTGTTGTAGTTGAACCGCCGCCACCGCCTGTATTTACACTACCTGCTGAACCTATTGGTGGTGCGCTAAAATTAGAATTACCACCGCCACCTGTGCCGCCTGTGCCACTTCCGCTTAAATTACCACCACCTGCACCGCCACCTGCATAATTTATATTTGACCCTGTAATGTTTGAAGCTACACCGCCACCGCCATTACCACCACTTCCATTAACATGATTTGCTCCAACAAAACCTGCACCACCGCCGCCACCGCCACCATAATTTCCACCGCTTGCACTGGCAGTACCACCTGAAAAACCTTGATTAGCAGTACCAGTAGCAGTACCTGATGTGCCGTTTAGATTCCAATGTGCCGCACCACCACCTGAACCGCCATTACCGCCATTTACAAATGCGCCTGCCGTATTATTGGCTGCGCCATATCCACCACCATTACTTGTAATTGCGTCAAATACTGTATTAGCTCCAACAGTTCCATCTCCATCTGTACCGCCAGTACCACCTGCACCAATAGTTACTGTGTAATTATTCTGTGTAGTTAAAGTTAATGCAGTTTCTAAAGAGCCACCGCCACCAGTTGCACCAACAGTTGAGCGCAAACCACCTGCGCCACCACCTGCTGAACCAAATCGCCAGCCACCTGCTCCACCACCAGCAGCAACCACTAAATAATCAACTGTAAAATTGACAGGAGCAGCTAAACCCCCACTTAATGTACCTGCTACTAAATTGCCAATCATTATGCAACGCCGCCAACTACATACCACGCATTAGCGGCTGTTTTAATACAAACTGCTGTTTTATATTGTGCAAGGGTTGGAGATGCGGCAACTGCGCCAGCACTTAATACTGTTGTAGTACCAGGTGTTACTGCGCTAATTGTTACTGCACCAGCGCCAATACTTAATACTGTAATAACTGTACCTACTGCAAAATTATAAGTAGCATCTGTTGGCAACTTAAATGCTATGGCAGTTGCTTTATTCATTTGTACAAGCTGCTGGTACTCATCACCGCTAGCAGCTGTGTAATCTGCTGTTTTAGCAGTTTGTACTGTGAAGGCTGGTAATCCATTCCACATAGCGGAAGTAACTACATCACCTGTATTGCCTGGAAAAGTTGGCATTATATCTCCTTAATAAGATAATACACTTTGGTCTAAGACTCCGTAATCTACGTTGCCTATTATAAACCCATCTATGACAGGTTCTAGCGTTGTAAACACCACTTTAAAGCTATTAGGTGTGATGGTGTTGGCTACGCCAAATATCTGCAGGGTGTCTTCTAGTAATGACCCACCTGGCTGGGTGGTAGATACTGTTATTGGGTCAAAAAACTCTAGGCTCAAAGCCGCTACTATGCCTGTGTCGTAATTAGGGGTGTATAGGTCAAGCTCTATTGCATCGCATCTAATAGAGGTTTCTTGCCTACTGCTCACATAAGCCCTTGCATAGTCAAGTGCAACCGAATCGCTCTGCATTAGTAGATTTTGTAAGTTATAGGAATGTATAAAATACTTGGCAATACTGGCTGCGTTAGTAGCGGTCTGCGCTGTGCCACCAGTCCTAGTTACTGTGGCAGAATTAAATATAAGATCATCGTTCAATAGCCATTTTGCATTAGCATAGGCAATACCGCTGCCATCGTCTGCAAAAACTGTAGGTGTATCACCTATTGACGATACAGCTGTATTGCGATCCTTAAACACAAACTCTCCATTAAAATCAGCGTAAAATGCACCATACTCTGAATCGGCTACTGTCTGCATGGCATTTAAGGATGTGCGTGCTGTGCCAGGGTCAGCTTGTAATGTTGTCTGTCCTGCATCTATAAGGCGTGCAGTCGCTGGCCATTGGATTTGGTCTAAGATTTGGTTAATGCGTGTGCCTGACAAGTCACCTGCTGTAGCACCTGTAACTGTACTAATCTGTGCGTTTTGCGCTAGGCGCATAGCATCTACAGCTGAGATTGTAGTATATGCAACCTCTGTAGCATCTTTAGGTTGTGTATTAACGTATGAAGTAATAAAGCCAGAAAATATAGGATAGTTAACACTAAGGTGTGTAGCAGTTATTTGCACTTTTTTCATTGGTGTCAGTAAGCCGTAGTAAGGCCCTGTAACGTTAGTAGGGTTGAAGTCGCCATTCTGATCTACGATGCGTAAGGTTAGTGTGCCTGTCTGGAATTGATCTGCTAAAGCACTGCGCCCTGATTGTGTTTGTATGTAATTAACCTGATCGGATACATCAACAATTACAGCTGTGGCATCTGCTAATACGTTAGTGCCTAGTATGCCTGAATCAATTAAGAATGCCTGTGCGAACGCTGGGCCAGTACTTAGGTTTAAGATTACATTAACTGTAGGTACAGGCATTATTCAATAGTCCCAGCAGGTACTAGCTTGTTGCCATATTTAAGATTTACTCTTACTAGCTCACCAATAGCTTGTGTTAATTTGTCGGGACTAAAATTAGGGTCTATGCTTAGCGTTGCCTGTGTAGGTGTAGAAGCAGCACCAGCAGCAGCCATAGGTGCTTGATTTGTTACACCCTGTGGCACTCTAACAAACTCGTCTGGTGCTATCTGATTACGGCCACGTGCTGTCATCTCACCAGTAGCAGTAAATAAAGGGTTAGGCCTACTGGCTAGTAACTCTAAGAATGTAGCAGCGGTGTTAGCAGCTATGGCTAATTTAGTAGCAGCGGCAACACCTTCTAGCTCTGCGTTGTATTTCTTAGCCAGCGCCTCATTATTATCTAATATAGCAAGCTGCGCCCTGATACGTAATTTAGTTTCTTCATCGGTTGCAGCGTTAAGTGCTGCATTTAGGCCTATGCGCTCTAAGTCAAACTTGTCTCTTAATTTATCTAATTCGGTTTTGGCTTTGTTGCTAGCCGTAATAATTGTCAATTCGTCTTTGCGTGCTTTGACTATTTTCTTTGTAGTGTTTAGCGAATCACGCTCACCTAACCTGGCATCTGCCTGTGGCCTAATACCTGACTTGCGTACAAACTTGCCATTAACTTTTACTGCTGCATTAGGATTTAGTAACTGCAGAAAATCTATAACACTGCCAAATGCGTTGCCTATAGTCTCCGCTGATCTGACCATCTTTGTAGTAAAGGTATCTATGCTTGTATCACCACTTAATGCTTTCAGCGCATCTAGTAAGCCCTTGCCTATTGCTTCTTTAGACTCATCTACAGCTACAGTTAATTTAGCCATATCGCCTGCATAGCCTTCTACAGCTGCAGCAGCCTGGCCTGCAAAGTTAACATTAAGTTGTTTTTGTATATCTAAGAATGATGCTGACTTTAACTGTGCCTTGGTAAGTCCTACGCCTAATCCGCCTAGCGCTACGCTGTCGCCCATGTAGGCTTTAGATAGGCTTGTAGTTACTGCGTTCAAGTCTTTGCCAGTGCCTGCTGCTACGTTTAACGCTGTCTCAAATAGGCTTTGTGCAGTAGATACATCCTTAGTGGCGATCAACAAACGCTGGAAGCCTGGTATTAAGTTTTCATCTATAATGCCAAACTGCAGCGATAGACCTTGTAGGTACTTATCTATGCCTGGCTGCTCAAACTCTAAGCCTAAGTTTTTAACTGTAGTACGTAATTTAGCGGCAGCCTTCTCGGATTCTATAAACGCATTTACAGCACTCTTACCAAATGCGGTTATTGCTACGCCAGCAAATACTTTAGCAAAGGTCTTGCCTAATTTTTGTGTGCTTTTTTCAAAGTCTGTTAATTGTTTTTTACCCTTTGTAAGTTCC